CCTGCGTATCAATGTCAGCCATCGGCGTGTCGCCAAAGCATTCCAGAAGCGGAGGGATATTCTTGACGTAGGCGTTTATTGTACCACGTTTTACCGGCTTTGTCGAGCCTGTAATGTAATCTTTGTACGCTATTGCCATTTCCCGGAAGGTAGCACCGCCGTTATTTTTGCTTTCTTCCAGTGTTGCCTGCCGGTAGGCTTCTTCATACTTTGCGGTCGCTTCGGCAATCGTAGCGCCCAGGAAGTGCTTATATTTTCCGTCCGGCATTTTGCGCTTGATCTCATACCGGCCATCAGTGCGTTTCGTCTTTTTTCTTGGCATTCTCTATCGCCTCCTTGTTAATGGAGTAGACATCTTCCATGTCTTTTGCTGCTGCCATTCCGCAGTCGCGCGCCTGACACAGCATTTCAATATTCGGTTGCAGCCCTTCTGGATCTACGTCCGTTTTTGTGGCAGTGGCAATCTCGTAGTGGCTCAGAATCGTATTGACCACGGCCACCCTATCCCGCAGCGGCGTGTGCAGGTTGGCCACCATTTCGGTAAGCACGCTCAGATGGTCCGACCCGTGCGCGCCGTAGCGGATGTACAAGAGCGTGTCTACCTCGTATGCACTGCATTCTTCGATGGCCTCGTGCAGCATTCGACGTTTTTCTTTGTCGGTGGGGTCCTCTTCCAGCCGTTCCAGCAGCCCCGGGTGGATACAGGAATCCAGATACCGTTCCAGGGAAACCCCGCAGCCCACGAACCACTGCATCATCATAGGAAAGGAGATCGCGTTGATTCCCTGCTCCCACTTAATTACGCTTTGTCGGCTTACGCCCATTCGTTTCGCAAGTGTGGCTTGGCTGATTCCGGCCTCTGCCCTTGCTTTTTCCAATGTTTCCGCAACACGCAAAACCCAATCATCCATTCCCAAACATCCCCTTTTTTTCGACAATTACACAAAATTCGACTGATTTCCCGTCTTTTTTGGTTTACCATAAACTTCCAAAATATGATGTCGAATCTGTTCCTTTTTCCGTGTTATAACATAATTGTCAAAAAAATCCAGAAGGAGTGCAAAAATAATGGATAACATCAAGGTTCTGAACGAAATCCCGGAAGATATGGTAATCATTGACGGTATGCCGGCATCCAAACCGCAGAACGCTGATGGAAGCCGCAAGCCGTGGGAGGGTTAAGTTATGATCAACACAAATACCAAGGAAGCTATGCTCTACGCCTACGCACAGAACGACGTGCGCAAGCTTGTCTATCATCTCTCGCAGGCCGGATCTGATGGTTCTGCCTATGATGCAGCCTTCCAGATCCTGAAAGCTGCCGTTAAGGATCACGACGCTGGCCACGACCCCGGTGCACGGTATCGCAATATCAATGGGCGCATCGTTGCAGTGCCGGCAGTGTCCCCCTGCCCGTGTGATCAGGAGCATTAACTGAGCCGTTAATCTTTGTCGGCCGGGCATTTAAGGTGTCCACTGTGGACACCTTTATTTTTTATTAAGCTTTTCATATATCCGTTCCACGCCAAAACGATACCGGCAATCAATACGAGAGATTGAGAAATTTACTTCCCTGCTTATGCGCTTCTACTTTTTCAAGTGCTTTTGCACGCACAGACGGAGAAGCATTCAGCATTGCATCATACGCTTGCAACGTTCCTGAAATATTTTTTATATCTCTGTTCGAAAAAGAGCTTAACTTCCAATCCGACTGCATACTGTCGCCTTTAAATCTGACAACTGCATTTTTTGCGGTCACTGCTTTTCTTAGCATTTCAATTTCGACCGGATCCGCAACGTCGTCAGCCAATTCCCATGTGTTAACATTGCCACTTAAGACCTGAGTAACCGTTCTTCTTTCGATTTTAGAACTGTCAATAGTTTTTTTATAAACTTCTCCATCGATTGAATAAACGATTGTGTTCCAAAAAATCCAGCTTGTTCTAAATTGGCTATACATCATACGAAGCGGTTGAACGTTGTTATCGACTACGCAGAAATACGGCAATGCAAAAATAGCCTGATTTGTCAACGGGGCATCCTTCCAAAAGAAAAAGTCCACGTTTTCCACATCATCGTGTTCGCGGTAAACCGTATTGTTTAACTTCTCGGCAAGTGCATCCACCTGAAGATCTTCCAGTTCTTCCTGATACAATTTCAGCTTGTCGTAGTTAGAAACCATCGACTGCCATTTTGTCGGCATGGAATCGAATGCGGCTTGTGCGTTGTTGATTGCCGTCTCGCTTTCCAGAGTGACCGGGGCTATTTGAAGGATCATCGCTTCCACCTGCTCCGGCGTTACGGCATCATTCTGGGCATCAAGAAAATCGTTTTCCGCTGGTGCGTTTTCCGACATGACAGCTTTTGCGGCTGCTACACGTTCTTCAGCCGTGGCGCTTTGCAGCAGATTGTACAGGTTGATGATATCTGTCATGCCTTGTCGGCTTTCGTTATCGATGATCGTGGTCTGCGTTCTTTGCGTTCCGTTGACCTTTACGCCATTGAAACGCAGATATGCAGTGCCGGCACTCAGAATGCGGCTCAGGCAGTCCATATTCTCGTCGTTCCCGCCAAAGGATACGTTTTCGTAAAAGATCTGGTCATCGGGATAATACTCACGCGAAACTTTCTTAAACTTGTAGTTCGTCTGACTGGTATAATTATTGTATTCGCCAATCAGAACATCTACATCGTTCCAGTAAAAATAGCCCTCGGTATCCTGAGATGTGAAGCTCATACCAAACCGGACAGTTTCACCGTTTGAATACACATACGGCATCACATAGCTTTTGTTATTGTCTATTTCGTAATTTTCGTAAGCGGATTCAAAAAGCCAGACGCCATCCTCGTATGATACATCAATGTTAGCCAGTGTGTCTTTGATTGCCTGCACCTTGTCGGCGCTTACGCCATTCTGCTGCGCAAGCACCGCAAAAGGAACGTCCCCGGCGGGTCTGGCAGCCAGCGCGGGCAATGCAGTGCCTGCCATCAGCGATGCCACAATTGCGCCTGCCACAACAACTTTGCATTTTTCCGCAATTTTCATTCGAAATTCCTCTTTTCTCTTGATTTTCAACGATGATAGTTGTAATATAGAATTGTCAAATACAACAAAAAGGAGTGTTTCTTATGCCTGACGCTGAATTTCTTGCTTACCTGAAAGAGCACCCCGCGCTTTGGGGCATTGTAATGGGCGTTTTGCTGGAGCATTCCGAAACCGAAGATGCTGCACAGGCGTCCTGAACCAGCTGCCGCACAAGAAAGGAGTTTTATATGTTTGAATTTTTCCGCAAGAAGAAGTCGAGCGCTTATGAAAAAAGCTACAGATCCGGCCACGTTTCCTGCGCTATTGATGAAAACGATCTCAACAAATACACCATTGATTTCCAATCGTCTTTCTATGAAGACGACCTACCGGAAGTGGAACAGATCGTAGACGAGATCCTGCTGGAGATGAACAAAAACGGTGTAGACTTCGGGGTTGCCATGCAGGTGCCCTCGCTCTTGCACAAAAAGCTTACATCCTATTTTGATTGGTACCTTGCCAAAACTGCCGCAAAGACGGTGCCGTACTTAACGTATGATGGAGACGATCAGAGCGATGACGGAAACCATAAAGGCGAGAACTGACATTGTGTTTGCAAAGTGCATCTCGCTTTTACGGCGGTCGATATAGCGCAAATACAATTTCCCGTCCGTGGTAATCTGATATACAGAGCTTCTTATCTCCATTTTTTCCAATTTGACTTTTGTCTCGACAAGCTTTTTCTCGTACAGCGTTTTTACTCTTTCTGTCCATTCGGAGGTACAATCCACCGGTCCTTGTGCTATCACACGCAGGGTGTTCAGCTCGTCGGTGGATAGCACCAGCTGCCCAAAATCCATTGCGGTCACTCTTCCTTTGCTTTTCCGTTTTCCAGCACAGCCAGCGCGGCGGCTTTTGCGGCTGCACGCGCTTCCGGCGTTGCATTTTTATAGGCTGCTTCTACATCAGCCCATTCCCATTGGAGCCCGTCCATCCCGGCGGGCTCTTTTTTTGTGCCCATAAGTTCTTCAACGGTAATGCCAAAGTAGTCCGCAATCTTTTTGCGGCTTGCCACCCTAGGAAGTGAACCGTTTTTCCAACTGGTGACCGCAGACTTATTAAATCCAAGTTCTTCCGCCACATACGATGGATACTTTTCGATTTTCTCACACTCTCGCACGAAATTTTCCCAGAACAAAATTGTCACCTCCTTTTTGTCAATTTTGCCGAAAATCCAACTGTATTCAAATAACGTCTTTACAGTTGGATGTAGTTGGATTATAATATAACCATACCGAGCGGTTGACCAGAAGTCCTCACACTCTCCGATCGCTGCCGGTACTTCACAGGGCTGCCACGCCGCGGTGAACCTTCACAGCTAAGCGGGGAATTTTCTTATACCGTCCTGTTGATCAGGTGCCTATGCGCGGGCACCGGGTGCAAGAAGCAGAGGGCCGCGCGTACCTTCCGATCTGCTTTCTGCCCTAAACCCAAAAATATTGCCAAGAGTAAAAATGATAACCGCAATATCATTTTACACCATCTTGTATGGCTTGGCAATGTTTTTATAGCGATATTTTGAAATGATTTTCAACCATGGAGGTGGAAAACTTGCCGACCATTGAATGGAAAGCCGAAGTAGCCAAGCGCAAAATGATGCTTGGCTGGGGCAACCGTGAGTTAGCCTTGCATGCGGGCTTGTCGAAAGGCGTTGTGGACAAGTATATGTCCGGGCACTACCCCAACGAAAGGCCCAAAGAACTGATCGAGACCGCTTTGGGAATGAGGTGACGCGGATGCTGGTTTATCTGATGTGCTTTATGGCAGGTTGCTGCCTGATGGCGTTTTTGTTTATCTGCGCCACAAAGCCGCCCCGCAAAATGCTGGGGGTCTGGCTGGCGTATTTTGGCTTGATCATGGCGCTGGCATGGCGCATAGGAGGTTTGATGGTATGAAATGTGCGTTTATTTTAGCCGATCTGATGGTCGCCCTGGGACGCGACCCCTACCATGCAGCCTGCACCGAGATGTGGCTGATGGTGATGATCATCGCGCCGGCACTGGTGCTGGGGCCTTACCTGCTGTGCCGCTGGGACGAGTATATGCGTGCCGAGAACGCCCGGCGGCGTGCAGCGCGGAAGCGGATCTATGAGAGGGCACGGAACCATGAGTGATGCTATCCACCGCTGCGAAGAATGCGGCGCAGTGCTGCCGGAAGGCGCCGGAATCAACAGAAGATACTGCGATGCGTGCCGTAAGATCAAAAGAATAGAAGTGAATCGCAGGTATCGAATGAACCACAAAGGCGAGAACTGCGAAAACCCTCCGGTCGTGCGGTATTGCAGAGTTTGCGGCAAGGCACTGCCGACGTGGTCTACGGCGAACCGGAAGTATTGCCTTTCTTGTAGCGAGAAGGTGAATTTGGAAAAAGCAAGAGAACGCGCCCGGCGGGCGTTGGCAGCTAAGCCGAAGGTCAAAAAGCCTACGCCGCTGCCAAAGCCTGCACCGAAGGAGAAGCTTTCTCGCGGCAGGCACCGCAAGGTAGACAAGCCCTGCAAAGAGTGCGGCACAATGATGTACGGCGTAGACCCCGGCAAAATGTTTTGCGATGCCTGTAAAAAGCGCAGATACGGAAAGTCCATCGTGGACACCGACACGCAGACCGGCATTGTAAAACCCAAGGAAAAACCAAAAACCAACCACGACAGGATCGTGGATGACAATGCTGCTGCCGCAGCTATGGGTTTAAGCTACGGCAAATTCAAGGAATGGCAGCGCAGACAGAAGGAGTTGAAGGAACGTGGCGAAATCTACTAGAAACGAAGCATGGCACGACAGCTACAAGGCCATTTTTAATAAGTTTGGCTGCATCCGGCTGACTTTGGAGCAGGTCAGCGTATGTATGGGCATCCCGGCGCGGTATGTGCGCAAGCGCTACCCGGAAGGCTGGTCTAACATGGCCGGGCAGGAAGGTTCCGGCCGCGGCAACACCATCCGGCTGGACACCCTGCTGGATCAGGAATTTGGTACTTACTGAGGAGGAATCGTTATGGAAGCCACGAAAATCGTTATCACCGGCAAGCCGCTGGTGGATCTGGACAATATCCCGGATATGCTGGGCGATGTGGAGAACGATATCGACCGCAACTTTGCCCCGGCGGGCAGGCTGATCGACCCGGAAAAGGCGGCGCAGGCGGTGAAGGACAGCGTGGATCGCGGCGCACCGACCCGCGAGATCGACACCGCAATCCGGTATCTGATGCTGGCTGCCATGAGCATCTGCAACGACAGCATAAACGCTTTTGGGCACTTTTTGAATGCCAACGATGATTACCAGCGGGAAAACGCGGAGTACATGGTGCTGGATGGCCGCAAGGCTGCTGCACAGATTCAGAGCATCCTCGGCGTTATATCTGAGCTGGAGGGGCTGGAAGAGCATTAAGACTTTTTGGAGGCGGCGCAAAATGGCAAGCAAGAATGGAATGCGTACCCGCGAGCGGATCTGCTATCTGATAGGCAAGTATCAGTGCCGGCTGGAAGATGAACGCATCTCCGACCGGGAGAAAAAGATCTACGCGGACGTTCTGGAAGATCTCCGGCATCTTCTGGAAACGGCTATGCAGGAAGGGCTTCAGAGTTAACTTTCCTGTTTTACACCAATGGCGGCAGGTGGATAAACAAAAGCCGCTGCCATCCCCTTTAGGCCGCCGAAACATTATTTTGTGTTTTGCGCCTATTGTGACAAGATGTGTGGATTGGGACCACACGGGACCCCGGCGGGCCTAGAGAAGCCGGTAATGTGCAGATAGCAGCACTAGTAAAAAAATCCGCAACAACCTACTGCGTCAAAAGGTGGGTGACTTTGTATCCGTAAGACTCGCACCCGGTAATAAACAGTTGAAAAGTAGTGTCGGTGACTGCTGGAACATAGACAGCCTTCCGATGGCGGCAGGAAGTAAAACAAAAGCCGCTACCAGCGCAATGCGCAGAAATAAAATTTGGAGGTATGTATTATGATCCACGAACGTAAAGGCGGGCATTCCCGCCGCCAGTACAGCGCACAGGCCAAGAAGGCCGGCGAAGCCATGATGAAGGTGATGCGGGACTTTGCAGAACCGCTCAGCGTGCAGGACGCACGGGATGCGTGCACCTTCTGCCGCAACATCTTGGAAAGCCAGGTGCGCGGATGCCCGTACAATGACGCAGCGCTGGAAGCGGAGGAGGATCTGGATGCGGTTGCAAACGCTGATGAGCCCGATGCCTAAATCCCCCACCTACGAGGAGACCGCAACCGGCTACGCCATTGCCGCTATGCGCATGGCAGAGCTGCCGCCGGATACCATCCAGCAGGTGGTTGCGGAGATGCGCGTTATGATCGACAAGTATTCACTGGCAGAGGCGGCGCAGATCGCCACCTCCAGCCCCTACTGATGGAGGTGGTAAGGTTGGCAACGCCAAAAGCTTCCGGGCGCGGCAGGCCCCAGAAAAATGCTTCTGCGGCTGTTTGTGCCCCAGACGTCAAGTTCCCCGTTGAAGTGCCAAAAGCCCCGCAGACAGCCCCGCAGGCGGTCTCGGTGCTGATTAAGGCCATCAGCGAGGATGCAATCAAGCTGAAACTGCTTCCCGGTGCCAATGCCGTGCGCGATATGATGGACAAAACCTTTGGCGCTGCGGGCTGGACCATGCGGCGCTATTTTGCCGATGGCCGGCTGTGGTGTCAGGTGGGCGTATACTGCCCGCAGGAGCGGGAGTTTGTGTACAAGGACGCGGGCGGGCTTTCCCTTCCCTGCCGTGACCCGGCTCTGATGCGGGAGGTCACCAGCTTTGTGTCCGCTGCCTCCTTCTGGGGTGTCGGCAGGGACGTGATGGAGCTGGACGACATTGTGCTCAAGAGCACGCAGGTGCCCATCGTCAAGGATGACAAGGGCGTTTGTCGGTTGCAGACCAGCCTGAAGATCGACCGCTTTGCCTACGATGACGCGGGCAGCATCACCATGGTGCAGTTTATCACCGGCGAGGGCAAGAAGATCTTATGGCCAGAGGCGTGATCGGTAAGCTGCCGGTGGTATATGACCCGGGCACCCGGCGGGTGGTGGTGGAAAACTCTGCGGAATTTGTGGAAACACAGATCCGGCAGAAGCTGGACGAGCTGGCGCACGGCAAACCGCTGCATTTGATTTTGTCGGTGGACCTCGAACGCAAAAGCCGTACCCTGCCCCAGAACCGCATGATGTGGGCGTTGCTTACCATCATGGCGGACCACTACAACGGCGGGCGCACCGGCGGTGTGACCCCGGAGGACTGCTATACCGAGATGCTGGAGCAGTACGGTGCGGCGTTCGACTACTTGGAGGTACCGGTGGGTGCTGTGCCCATCTTGCGCAAGTCTTACCGGCTGGTGCACGTTGTGGAGCTGCTGAACGGCAACCGCTGCACGGTGAAGTGCAGTCAGGGTTCCAGCACCTTTACCACGGAGCAGATGGGGCAATTGATCGACGGAATATTTGACCGGCTGGCGGAAATGGGCGTCAACGACCCCAATGTTACCGCCTACTGGCAGGAGTGGCAGG